CTGGAATGAGTCGTACACGCATTAAGCAATGGGGGGGCGGTCAAGTCTTAGTCGGGCTTACCAAACTGGGATCAGTTTGGGAACCTGCCTATAGACCTGGCAGCTACCACTACGAAAAATGCATAGACGATACTCATCCTGGCCCGCCTTACCGGCAGGGAGGTCCTCTCGTTATTGAGAAGATTTCAACAACCTACCGGGAGTCTGCCCATGTATATGGAAACCAAACGTTCGGACTCAAGCCTGGTATCGACAGTAAGTGCTACTCTAATGCACCGTCTGTTGGTACTCCGACTAAGAGAGATCCGAGCAAATGGGGTCCCATTGGCTGGAACCGTACAGTACCTACTGATCCCGTGCTCTCGCTCGGGAACTTTATAGTAGAACTGAAGGACATCCCCCATATGTTGAAAACATCAAGGGATCTCATAAAGTCCTATGGTAAAGACGGTTTAACCAATCCGGGTGCCCATTATCTAAACTACCAATTTGGTTGGAAATTACTCGTTCAAGACCTTCTAAACATCTTAGATGTGCAGAAGGCACTTGACGATAAGATCCGCCAATTGCGTCGCGATAATGGAAAACCGGTGCGTCGCGCTTGCAAGCTTAATGTTACAGAAACCTTTAGCAGAGTTTCGACTTCTGCTCCTGGCGCCTCTAACTTAGGTCCAAGCGTGTCATCCAATGTCCGCGTTACAGCTCCGTGTATGGATATAACTGACTTGCGTTACCAACAAAACATATGGTATGCAGCCAGATATCGATACTGGATACCTGAACTCGCGGATCCCCGATCAGATCTTCGTCTTCTAAAGGCGAAGCTCCTCGGCTTACTTCCAACGCCCGACGTCATCTATAACGCCGTGCCTTGGACTTGGCTGATCGACTGGTTTACTAATGTTGGACCGGTCTTGGAGAATATGGTGAATACGGCCGAATATCACGTCGTAGCCGATTACGCGTATGTTATGGCTCACGAGAGCTATAGCTATATACGTAAAGGCTCGGGTGTATACGGTACCGGCACCTTTTCAACAAGTTCGCCCAACCCAGTAACCGTGTGGGCATCCACCCAAAAGAAATGGGAATGGAAGACTAGGCTGGCCGCGCATCCCTATGGGTTTGGGATCACTGACTCTGCCCTCTCGGGCTATCAGTGGTCAATCCTTGGAGCGCTCGGGCTTACCAGATTGAGATAAACTCGATCGGGCCCCAATAAGAAAGGACTGATATGTTCAGCGATCCTACTACCCTAACAGATGGGGTAGTCCTGGCCCCCTCGGGGGGGACTTCCAAGTCCTGTGCTCGTATCCGGACTGATGGATACGCGTCGGAGTATGCGACATCGGACGGCCTCTATCGACTCAAGATCACGCACACGCGTGGTTCTCGAACTCGATCAGAGGTTCGTGCTGATATCGTGACTACGTACACGGATCCGTCTACTGGATTGAGCGCAGAAGTAACCGCATCCGCATACTTCGTACTGAATCGTCCATTGGCTGGGTTTACGAATACTCAGCTTCTGAACGTCATGTTCGCTGTATGCGGTTTTGCAGGAGTTTCCGCGAATGCTAATAAACTTTTGGCTCTCGAAAGTTAAGAGCCTTATCAGCATTTCGTGCTTGGCAGGATCTATCTCAGGATGTTGCTACGTTTCACAGCCTATCTGCAATTACACGCAGGTAATGCTGTGTTTACATGTAACATTCTGAGAGGCATAATCGGGCAGGAATGACTTACCACCTCACGGAGGAAGCCATGAAAAGCCTGACAATCCTTCATCTGCTACTGAGAGATGCATCAGTGACTACTGGTGCTAACGTGACCAGGGATTTCGATACATTGAAATCCCGGTTCGAACACGAAGGGCAATCGTTTCTAACGATTACTCTTCCTGCCTTTGGAAACTGGATCCTCACGGGTCTAGAATCGCAAAGGCTTTCGTCTTCATCCTTTACAGGTTTTCGCCTAAAAACGAAGGCTGGTAAGAGGATGGCCGTCCCATGCTTCTTGCATGGTTTGGTTACGAAAGTGTTCGATGAGAAGACAGGCAACCTACGCAGCGATGCGTGTGTTGACTCCATAAACTTCATATGGAAGATCTGTAATATTTATAAGAAACAGAAGCTAATTTGCTCACCCGAGAGGGTGCGCAAGGCCTATGAGTCTTATATAGAAACAGACCTGTCTCTCAGAAAGAGAAAAGTACCAACCAACGTGTTCTATTCCTATGTTAGCTCCAAGATTTGTGCAGAGCTATCTCTTAACTATACGGATATCATGTCCGATAGTGCGGAGGCAGCTGCCATAAATCTTGATGGGTTACATCGGAATAGGCTCGGGGATGTGACGGAGATTCTGTTTCCGAAACATGGACCGGGTTCGACAGCCGATAGGCTACTGGGGAACCAGAAGTTTACCGATCGTGGTTGGTATAGTCGATGGAACGGTGTCTTCTCTTGGGAAGAATTGTATGGCTTTCACACCATACACCAAGTAGAGGACACACCTAGCATAGCTACGACCAAGGAATTACCCGTGAGGGTAATTTCAGTGCCGAAAACTATGAAAACCCCGCGAATTATCTCGATCGAGCCCACTGCTATGCAACACGCACAGCAACTGGTAGCTCGACGACTAATTCACGCCATGCGCAATAGTTCATTCGCGTTTCAGATTGACATTAGTAATCAAACCACTAATGCTAACCTGGCGCTTTCAGGCTCCAAAGACAGAGCTTGGTCAACTATTGACTTGTCCGAAGCAAGCGATCGCGTTTCAGCACGACTCGTGCGTGACACTTTTGCAACCGCTCCGCATATTTCTCGACAACTCTTTGCTACTCGTAGCAGAGTTGCTGAATTTGCGGACGGTACTCAGCTTACCCTAGCTAAGTTTGCTTCGATGGGCTCGGCCTGTACCTTTCCAGTCGAAACTCTCATCTTCTATGCAATAACTGTTTCAGCTATTGCACGTTGGAGATGGGAAACGATTGTATCTCAGGGTAGAGATCCAACCGCTTTCAACTCGAAAGACTGGCGTTCCGTCTGCGATACCTCTTTCAAACTAGCGTTTGCCTATGGGGACGATCTCATTGTCCCCACGGGGTCTTTCGGTCATGTCGTCTGTAGTCTTGAGGATTTCAACCTCAAGGTCAACTCAAGAAAGTCCTTTTCACAGGGGTCTTTCAGAGAGTCGTGCGGCACCGACGCATATGATGGGGTGTTCATCACACCCCTCTATGTGCGCAGACCGCCACCGGCGACAATCTCGGACGCTAGCGAGTTAGTATCGTGGATTAAGTTTGCAAACAATGCTTACAAACATGGTTTGTGGAACTTAGCCCAGGGTGTGAGGGATTGGGTAGATCGAAAGTTTTACCCTTTGCCTCACGTCAAAGATACTAGCCCAGGACTAGGTTGGTTCAGTTTCTTGGGTACGTACTCTATTGATTGCTGGTCGAAAGACCTTCAAACAGCAAGAGTAAAGACCCTAGTTTCTCTGCCTAACCGTATGACTGACGTCATAGACGGTTATGACAGCTTAACCAAGTTCTTTATCACTAGAGGACATGGCGATGCTGTATCCATGGATGCAGACCACCTAGAACGTAGTGTAAGAAGAGATTCTTTCACTATACGTCCAAGAAAGGTACTCCCGTACTAGTTTTGAACGGGAGTCCCTGGCTCTCGCCAGGAGAG